GCATCAGCCGTAACAGGTACCGGTAATCTCGCCGCGTCACCTACAGCGTATTCTGGCGCTAATAGCCAGCTTACCCAAGCAATTCAAACAATCTGGTCAAAGGAAATCCTTTTCCAGTCAATGCCGATTCTTCGCTTCGAACAGTTCGCTGTTAAGAAGACTGAACTAGGCGTTGCACCTGGTCTCCAGATTAACTTTATGCGTTACAACAACCTCGGCTTCGCTTCAGCGCTTGTTGAAGGTGTTCGTATGCAGACAAACGCATTGACAGCACAGCAATTTTCAATTACTGTTGCAGAGCACGGATACGCAATTGCAGTATCTGAACTTCTTCTCAATGCATCCTTCGACGATGTGATGGCATCTGCTTCACGTCTTCTTGGTCGCAACATGGCCCTCTATCTTGATGGCCAGGCACGCGACACACTCATGGCAGCATCTTCCGTTATTTACGGTTATGATCGTTCTGCTAACGTAGCAGTCAATGACTGGTACACATCAGGTACTGTTGGATCTTCCCGTGCTTCTTTGACCGGTAACTTCCACCTAACCACCTCTACTGTTAAGGATGCAGTCGAGACTCTAGCAACCAAGAACATTCCACGGTTGGGCGAAACCTACGTGGCATTCGTTCACCCACACCAGAGCCGTCGTCTTCGTGATCTTCCAGAATTTATTGAAGTCACTAAGTACGCTGCTCCAGGTAACTTCATGCTCGGTGAAATTGGTCGTCTATACGACACAGTATTCATTGAGACCACACAGATCCAGAAGGTAACAAACGGTGCAGGTTCAGGTTACACAACTGACACCGCTGTTGCTCCTGGCTCAATTGTCTACCCAACTGGTGGAGGTTACACCACCCCAGTAACAAAGACCGGTAACGGTAACAAGGATCGCTACACAGCAATCTTTATTGGTGACAATGCATTCGGTCACGCAATCTCCCTTCCAGTCGAACTCCGCGATGGCGGTATTCTTGACTTCGGTCGTGAGCATGCGCTTGCTTGGTACGCTATCTATGGTCTTGGTCTTATTACTGACCAGTCTGTAGTCTTGGCAGAAACCAACTAAGAACTTTATGACCTGGGTATGTCTTAAAACTGCCCACTAAAAACAAGAACTTAGGAGAATAATAATCGTGGCAAAAGCAAAAGTTACTGATTTTACTGGCCGTCAACGTGAAGAAATGATGAAGGCCAACGCAGAAGCTCTCGCAAAGAGGGCTGAAGAAATGACACTAGCCTCACAAGTTGAGGCGGAGAGACTAGAGACTGAAGTCTATGATCTTACAACAGGATCAGAGCCAACAGTTATCGATGAAGTCGAGTCTCTGGGCGTAACAAGTGCAGACGACAGTCAAGTTATTCGTCTAGCTGAAGATCTAGAATTTGTAACAATCGGCGTAGGAAATAACTATTCCTTTAAGGCCGGACAAAAGTATAAGGTTCCGAAGAATGTGGCAGCACACCTTCAAGAAAAAGGATACCTATACGAGCGCCTCTAAGGCACATATCTAGGACGCCCGCTTCGACTAAACGCCCTCCTGTCGAAGCGGGTCTTTTTTTAACCTGTACAACTTAAGCTTATTTGAGATTATTAGATAAGTAGATCTTGAGGATATGAGGATAAGTGGCAACTTTAGCATCCCTCGCTGACCGCTTGAGGGCAGAAATTGGCGATATAGCCCGCTCATTCACTGAGGAGTTACGCGGTGACGGAGAATCAAAAAGATTCCAATTAACTGAGGCCCCAATAAATGCAGCTTCACTTTCGATAAAGGTGAACGGCGTAGAAGTATCCTCCACCGCAACTATAGAAGAAGTTACTGGAATGATTCAGCTATCTTCTGCCCCTATTGATGGGGCAACCGTATATATTTCTGGAACCTCATTTAAATACTTTACAGATACAGAAATTCAATACTATGTAAACACTGCGTTTATAGAGCACGCAAGAAGCATTACAGACAGTAACGGTAGCCGAGTTACTATGGCAACCCTTCCAGCTATTGACGAGTATCCAGTAGTTCTTTTGGCATCTACTATGGCCCTGTATACCCTGGCTACAGATGCAGCTTTTGATATTGACATTATCTCTCCAGACGGAGTTTCTATTCCTCGTTCCGAGCGTTATCGCCAGCTCATGGAAACAGTTACAAATAGAAAAGAACAATACCGAGAGCTTTGCAACATGCTTGGCACCGGTATGTACAAGATCGAAGTATTCACTCTACGCAAGATTAGTCGACGTACAAACAAGTACGTACCGATTTATCGTCCACAGGAAATCGACGATGGGTCTATGCCACAAAGAGTCTACCTACAAATGCCAGACTATGGCGACATTACCTTGCCAAGTCCAGTTACTAATAAAGATCTTTCTTTGTACTCAGGAGACGACTTTGACATCCAGCTCAAATTCTCTATGGACCTATCAACTTACACGCCTCTTGCACAAATTAGACTTTTCCCAACATTCCCATCAAATCAGGTGGGCCCAGTTATCCTTACTACCTTTGAAACTACGATAACAGCATCTGTACCTGGAGGAATACTCGATACATTAAATCTTCACTTGGATAGTGATGTTACTGCAAAGCTTCCAAGAACGGCATATTACGACATACAACTTACATCAAGCACAGGTCTTGTTAGAACGTATCTAGAGGGCAAAGTATTTACTAAACCTCAGGTATCGAAATGACAGATCCAGAACTAATTCAAATAATTCAGCAAAGTCCTGAAATAGTTGTATTCGGACCTGAACAAACCGGTGCTGCCGGTTCTCCTGGTCCAACAGGGCCAACTGGTCCACAAGGAACTCAAGGACCAACAGGACCAACTGGAGTTGCTGGTGGTACTGGCCCTACTGGTCCAGCTGGAGCTACGGGCCCAACTGGCGCTACCGGTCCTCGTGGATTTACTGGACCAACAGGTGCTGTTGGTACAACTGGCCCTGTTGGCCCAACCGGTGCAACAGGCGCAACAGGTCCGCAAGGAAACAAAGGTGATACAGGTTCTATTGGACCTACTGGTCCTACTGGATCTCGTGGTGCTACGGGTCCTCAAGGTGAGGTCGGTCCTACAGGTCCGCAGGGTGTTGGACTAACTGTTCAGGGAACTCTTCCAGATGTCGGAAATCTTCCACAGTTTGGTCTTGCAGGCGACGCATATTTAATTGATGGTGATCTATGGATTTGGTCACCAAACAGCAACACATGGATAAATAGTGGACATGTGCAGGGACCAACTGGCGCACAAGGCGCTACCGGTCCAACTGGTGCAACTGGTTTAACGGGTGCAACCGGTCCAACAGGTCCACAAGGTTTAATTGGTTTTACTGGAGAAACTGGACCTACAGGTCCGCAAGGAGCAACTGGTGCAACAGGGCCGCAAGGAGATACTGGACCTCAAGGTCCTCAAGGAGTCACAGGACCACAAGGAACAACTGGACCGACTGGAGCTCAAGGAGATGTGGGCCCAACTGGATCTGCTGGTGCCACAGGACCCACAGGAGCTGTAGGAGCAACTGGACCTACTGGTCCTGTTGGACCACAAGGTGCTCAGGGTAATCAAGGTATTGCCGGTCCACATGGACATACTGGTCCTCAAGGCGACACCGGACCTACAGGACCTCAAGGAGAATTAGGACCGACAGGTCCGCAAGGTATAGAAGGACCTACAGGACCTCAAGGTGAAGCTGGTGTAACTGGTCCTACTGGACCTACCGGTGCAACTGGACAGGGACTAAATGTTCTTGGTGCGTTAAATAATTCTGGGGAACTTCCTGCTTCCGGATCTGCTGGCGATGCTTACATAATTGCTGGAGATTTATATGTATGGAGCACAAATAATTCTTCCTGGGTAAATGTAGGAAGAATTGAAGGTGCAACCGGACCAACTGGTGCGACAGGCGCACAAGGTGAAGTTGGCCCTACTGGCCCAATTGGTTTAACAGGAGATACTGGTCCACAAGGACCGCAAGGTGATGTTGGTCCAACTGGTCCAACAGGTCCAACAGGCGCAGAAGGTACATTCCCTAACTACGTTGGTGAATACAGCAATGGTGCTGATTACAACGTAGGAAATATTGTAAGCATTCCTGTTGGAAGTCCTTACGGAGATCCAGGACAATTATTTATAAGAGTAAGCAATCCAAACAATCCTGGTTATCCACCAGGAACTTCTTCTTGGGAACCTTACTACGCTGGTTCTACAGGACCAACAGGTGATGCAGGTCCTACTGGAGCTACAGGAGACACTGGTCCTACTGGTCCTACTGGAGCAACTGGTGACATTGGTCCGACTGGCCCTACAGGCGATACCGGACCAACTGGTCCACAGGGAAACTCTTTTACAATAAAAGGAACAGTAAACTTAATTGCTGATCTTCCAACATTAAATAATGCTGTTGGTGATTCCTATGTTGTACTAGAAGATGGCGGACATCTCTATGTTTGGGATGGAACAGCGTTTGACGATATAGGACAGGTAGTTGGTCCTACAGGTCCTACGGGCCCAGTTTCTACAGTTGCGGGTCCTACTGGTCCTCAAGGAAAGTTTGCCTATACATCAACTACTCCTCCAGCATCCGCAAATAATGGAGATGCTTGGTTTAACCCGAATGATGGGTCTGCATATATTTGGTATGATAACTACTGGATTGAAGTAGGTGCTGCACCTCTAGGCCCTACCGGTCCAACAGGACCTGCGGGACCAATTCAAGACATTATCCCAGTAATTGTTTCAGCGTTTGACCATGCCAATCATCAAGGACTTACAGTAACCTATGACGCAGAGTCTGAAGAAGTGCGTATCATTTCTGATGTTGCGTTTATTGAAGCAGTTGCTCTAGCAGGGCTATAAGGAGACATAGTGCCAATTAATCCCAGTTTTTCTGCTCTAGAAGCAGTCATTACTGCCAAGGTAGAGTCAGTAGCTACCAACATTGACAACAAAGACCTTCTAATTCAGATGAAGGCTCTTGAAGCTGCAGTAGCAAACCTAGCTTTAACTAAAGTTATTGCTGAGGGTACCTTCCAACAAGGTCAGGTAACCAGCACTGCAAATACTGCAATCTCAACACTGAATACTGGAGTAACTACTGCTCAAACAAATTTAAATAATATTGTTACTACAGCAACCTCAAACCTAAATACCGCGGCATCAAATGCCATTGATGACTTTAATGATGTAGCTACCCCAGTAATTGCAACCATCAACGATCTCCTTGCAGACCTTGGTGAGACAAATACTCAGGACATTATCGATCTGGTTACTGCGTCTTTGGGACAGATAACTACCGCTGCAAATACAGCTACAGGTCAGATAGCTTCAGCTCAAAGCGATGCCCTAACCATCATTGCCTCGACCGGAACCTCAGCCATAGGAAACATTACCGATACCCGAGACCTTGCCCTAGGAGCTTTAACCACCCAACAGACCTCATCTATTACGGCTATAAATACCGCTAGAGATGCGGCAGTTGCTGCGGTTAGTGCCTCCGGAGACGTAACCAATCAGATAAACTTCCTAAGAAATGACCGTTGGCTTGGTCTTAACATATTTGGGCCATCAACAGGCAATTAAGGGTTCAAATTGACAATTTTTACTTATACTAGCTTACTGGGTAAATCCCTCGAAGGAGAAAACTAATGCCATCCTACTCAGCGCTTAATACGCAAATCGATGCGGTCAAGGCAGAGATCACCACATCACTTGCTGCAAGCACTTATACTGCTCAAGACTTGGTTTATATTGCCAAGACACTTGAAACTCTTGGCAACCTACTTGGCATTAATGACCTAGTAGCAGCATCAGCCGATGCTCAAGATGCACTTAATGATCAACTCGAAGCAATTCTAGACGGAACTGCTCCGGCTAACGTAGGTAAGCTATACGTAGGCGCTGAAGCGCAGTCCTTTGAATTGTCAGCTGGTCTACAAGACCCTGCAGTTATTGCAAGTATTAATACTCCAGACTATGCACAGATTGCTTTCCAAAATAAGGGAAATGGTGCAAACTCTTCAACAGACTTTATTGCCTATTCAAATAACGGAACAGATGATTCTGGATATATTGATATGGGTATTACATCTGCAACATTTGCTGACCCAGACTTTACAATTACCGGACCTAACGATGGTTATATTTTCTTCGAAGCACCAAGAGTTTTAACCTCATCCGTAAATGGTAAGTCTCTAACAAATAACGTAGCAACACTTACTACACCTACAGCCCACGGATTCCGTGTTGGCATGCCTGTAGTTGTTACCGGCGTTGACGGTATCTTTAACGGAACTTACACAATTGCATCTATTCCAACAACTACTAGCTTTACATACGCTAAAACAAATGGTGACGTAACTTTCTTAGCGGTATCTCCGGCAGGAAACGCAGTTGCTGGAACCACTGGTAAGGGTAACCTAATATTTGCAACATCAGATAACGGTACTGAAAATAATATTATTTTTGCAGCTGGTGGTCTTGCATCTGACAATACTCAGATGGTTATCATTCCAGACCAAACTGTACACGTTGAGATCGCTACCCAATCTACTTCCACAACTACCGGTGCTCTTGTAGTAGCCGGAGGTATGGGTGTTACTGGTGACGTAAATATCGGTGGTGACGTAAACATCACGGGTACTATCTCCTTTACAGGCGGTGGAACAACAGTTGAAACTGCAAACATTTCTATCGTTGCACCTATGGTATTCACCGCACAGGACAATCCATCAAATCTGCTAGACTTTGCCCTTGTCGGAGAATACAATATTAGTGGATCTGATAAGTGGACTGCGGTCTCTAAGGATGCAGATACCGGTGTTTGGAACTTTGTATCTAATATTACAACAAAGCCAACAACCACTATTAACTACTCACAAGCAGGACTTGCTTATGACAAGATTAAAGTGGATCAAGTTGAGCTTGTTTCTGCCCCAGCAACAGCTACACAAGCTGCAAATAAGGGGTATGTAGACACTGCTCGTGCTCAAGAGCAGCTTGCAGCAGTTATGGGAATATTCTAACCGACGGGTAAGAACTAATAGTTACTTAGGAGGTAACAAATAAATGGCAAATACAGTAAAGAAGCTGTTCCGCGGCAACGTGGCAACATCTGCAGCAGATGTGTACACAGTGCCATCAGCTACTACTGCAGTAATCACCAATATCGTGCTAACAAACACCACTAGCAACGTATTGACTGGAACAGTAAAGCTATCTACACATGAAGTGCTCTCTGCAGTAACAGTTCCTGCAAACGGCATTTTTGCTCTAGACATTAAGCAGGTTATGGATGCATCTGAAACCGTAAACGCAGTTGGTTCTGCTGCAGGTCTAAAGCTTCACGTCTCAGGGATGGAGATTAACTAACAATGGGAGCTCTAGTCTATCCTTCAACATCTGGCCAAGGCGTAGGTGCATTAACCTATAGCTTTGCTGCCGCTCCTGGTGCTGAATACAACACCACTGAATTAAATGCTAACGGAATCTATGAGTTTCGTGCTCAAGAAGAGCCACTAACCGTAGCTATCTACGCTGTTGGTAATCTTACTTCTCCTATTGAGACAGTAGCTCTTGCTAAGAATAAAGCATTTACTCATAATGGAACCATTGCTCGTATCCGTATTTTGAGCTCATCTACTGGTGGAAACACTGCTGGTACTGGTTCAACACTTCTTATTATTAAGTACAGCTCTTCAACACCATCTCGTACAGGATCTGCAATCGATGGTCTTGGCGATGTTTACGCACACACTGAGAAGTCAACTGACTGGTTTGCTTACGAAGGTTACGGAATGAATACCAGCCGTAACCCAATGACAGCTCGTCTTGATGGAACTGGAAGCACTGCAGCTTGGGTGTGCTGGACATATAACTCAGCCGGAGATGGCGTATACCGTTTCCGTAACACCCCAAGTACAGGACAAGGAATTGGTACCTCCTCAACTACCTTCTCAGGTATTGCTGGAAACTTCTTCTTCAAGTCCATGTCCAATACGACAAATACTTGGACTCGTCTTGCAGACATTCCTCTACCTCCACAAGCTATTGAAAACGGAACTACATTTGCTGAGCAGCGTCTACGCCGTGCAGTAATGTGGGATACCGGAGATGACCTTATTGTTTGGTTCCGCTGCGTTGATAACAGAACCCAGACAATTAACTCTGTTCAATATACTTCAGTAGATACATACCTATACATCTATACAAAAGCTACTGATACTTGGACATTTGTTGGTGCGTGGAACCTTGGCGCAACAGGCTATAACTCATATGTTGATGGTCCTCAAATGTCGTTTACTCACGTTATAAATGGCGTTCGCTTCTGGTACAACTGGCAGCAAGAGCGTTCAAGTAACGGATTTATTCGTTATAACCTAGCAACAGGTGTTCGTGAAGCAATCACTTCAGCAGCTGATACTTGGCATGAAGGATCTTATGTAAATAACTACTTCCTTGCTAGCCCAACTCAAGGTATTGGTAACACTGATGGTGGTTCAACTGACTATCAGATTTACGACCCAACTAACAACGTATGGGCAAAGGTAACCCCCCCATCACGTCTAAATGAGGCATCAACTTGGTTCCGTGGCGGTCAGATTTTCCGTTACAACGCAACTTCGTTTGGTGTTATCGGTCGTCGTACATATACCACAGACAACACAGCTCCAGGAAACGGAGACCGCTATTGGGGACGCCGTCTATGGATCTATGACACCGCTACTCAGTCACTTGATCGTTGGTTAGATAAGTCCTTTGAAATGGAAGATTTCTACCCAGTAGCAATGCGTCCAGGACATGATACTTATGGTTCAACCTTTATTTGGCAGCCAGCAGGTTCTTCTTGGAATGGTCGTTTCTTCCGCTTCCGAAACAACTATGGTAGTTCAGCGCTATCTCGTCATAACCACGACTATGTAGACGTTACAAGGCCAAAGAAAGTAGATCTTATTGGAGCATATCGTCCTCGTGGCGAAATGTCTGTAGGTCTAAATACCGTTCTTGCATTTGGTTTACACAGAAACCCATTCGCTAGAGCTGTGATCTGGGCATCCTATGGTCAAAATACCTGGGATTCTGAAGTTCGTGGAGGACGTTCAGCTGGATCAACATATGACTCTACAGGTAGAAGCCGACATGGTTTTGAGAGCATGGGTGCAGAACTCATCTCTACAGCTGGAGAAATTTATCCAGTTCTAAATGATATGCAAATCATTCAATCTATTTACGACCCACAAATGCGTCGTTATTATGTAACTGGTTTTAGACCATCTCGTTTGGGATTTGTTTGGAACAACGGTAACTATCCATTCTCCACATTCAACCGCTCTCCATGGCGTCAAGTTTCAGCGTGGGTCGAAGAAGATACCGGAAGATTTGAGTATCTAGATTACAACCAGGGTGGTGATGATACATCTGACGATACCTCTAGAACATGGGCGCAAGGTCAACCGTTCATTTCCTCAACTGAAAACCCAGGTGAAATCTCAATCTTCTCAAACGGCCGTGCATATCGTCCAGGAGTCCACTTCATTCGTCCATACGACTCTGATGTGTGGGAAGTTTATAATATCTGGAACCTCTTTAACTGGGAGTATGGATTTACACAACGCTTCGTAAGCTATAACTGGATCAGCTCACAGTGGCAAGGAGATGGCCGCGTACCTCAGACCTATACATTTACACATGACGCAATCTCTAATAACTTTGTGCAAGTTGTTAAGTTTGGAGCCGGTCGTCTAAGCCGTACAGGTATTCCAGAGGGAACAATATTCTGGGATGGACGTTCACTCCTTCAGTATAGCCAGGAATCTGGTGTAGCCCCATTTGCTGCTACACAAACCGGATGGCGTCGTTTGCATACAACCTCTAGCCCATATTGGTCTCAAGACACTACTATGAACCGTACACCTCACGTATGGTACGACGGTCGATATGCGATCTGCGAAAAGCCTGACAGCACAGGTTACTATGTCTTTGATATGGACAACCTTTCTGCAGAGCCTAAAGTAATTGTTTCTCATATCCCAATTAACTCTCGTCCTACCCCTAACTATCAGGGCGGTAACTCTGGAAGTATTGGTAGCTTCTGGTGGTACTTCTCCTATAATAAGGCTTGCCTCGGTGGCGTAGAAATCATCGCAGGTGGTTCTGAACAGGACAGCGTACGTACTTGGAGAAATCCAAACTACTACCTAGTAAGATCTAAGGAGGCATAACAAATGGCGTTTACAGTAGAAGTAGATAAGAAAGTAGCCACTATTCTTCGAGATGGTGGAGTGTTTCTTACTCAATCTTTTGATCCTCGTGAAGAGGGCAACACTCCGTTTGACTCAAATGCAGACGCTCAAGCATGGGCAGAAGCATTTGTTGCTCAAACAGAGGTTGAAGAAGCTGCAAAGGCTGCTGAAGAAGCGGAAAAGAAAGCCGCTTTTGAAGCAGAAGAAGCAGCTCTAAAGGCCGCTATTGAGGCACCTGCAGAAGAAGAATAATTAAATAGCTTGTAGAATAGGCGGGTCTATATGGCCCGCCTATTTTATTTGGAGTAACTATATGAAAGTACTAATATCTACTCAATCGCCAAATCCCCAGATATCTGCTTTTTTTGCAAAAAGCCTTGCTGAAACCTACGCTCTGGGAGAAAAAGAAGGTATTGAATTTAGATTTATGTGGTCTCCGGATGAGTTTAGTTTTCGAAACGAAGCGGCAGAAATTGTAATAGAAAAAAACTATGACGCCCTAATATTTATAAAGCCACATATTCAATGGGTAGCTACAGATTTAGTAGGGATAATTAAGGGCGAATCTTTAATTGAGGGCGTACCAACAAAACAATACTTTGCTCCAGAACAATTTTATAAAGCAGTATTAAATGACTCCCCTAATCAGGATTCAGATAGTCCTATAACTGCAAAGCTTATGGATCTAGATATGGTAGTAATTAAGAAAGAAGTATTTGATCGCATAAATGACTTTGTAATCAAGGCTAACTATCCAAAAGAAGACGGAATAATTGAACAAATACCTATTTATTTTTATTCGTCCACGGATGAAAATGGCCCTATGAGTCAAGACATTAACTTTTGTAAGGCTGCAGAAAAAGCAGAGATACCAATAGTTATAAATAAAGACATGGCTATATTTGAGCATGTATGGGTTCCATATAAAACATACATAGGCAACGATATTAGAAAAGACTTTATCAATAAGGGGTTTGAAGAAGTTGAGCAACTTTAAAAGTCAAGCCGGACAAGATCTATTTGCACTGTCTAAAAATGACTATAAAGTTGGTGGAACTTTTTTAGAGATAGGCGCCTATGACTCGGAAAGCATATCTAATACATATGTTTTGGAGGTAGAGTATGGCTGGACGGGGTTAGCTATAGAGATAATTCCAGAAAGAGCAGAGCAGTACATCAGTAAACGGTCCTCCCCATGCATAGTAGCCGACGCAACAAAACTAGACTATAAAAAGCTTTTAATGGGGCACGAATTGCCCCAGACCATAGATTATTTATCTCTAGATATAGAGCCTGCTACACAGACCCTAGAAGCTTTAGAAAAAATATTAGAATCTGGCTATGAATTTAAAACAATAACTTTTGAGCATGACTTGTACGTAAGCAAAGACAACCTTATTATAAAAAATAAACAAAAAGAGATTCTTTTAGATAAAGGATATGTCTTGTATAAAGAAAACGTGTGCTCTCAAAATAACCCTAGGTTTCCTTTTGAAGATTGGTGGGTAAAATGATTTACATATCCCTTGCAGCATACAGAGACCCATTGCTTCAATCCACTATAGACCACGCATTTAAAATGGCAGAAAGACCAGAGGAGATCAGGGTTGGATGCTATATAACTGTTCTTCCAAATACTTCGGGGGAAGAGGATAAGTATGGGATAAAAAATAACCATGGTGGAAAAGTAATGTCTACAATAGACTTTGCTGGAGAATGGTTTAGTGTATGTAAGGCTAGGAACTTAGCTAATCAGTGGCTTACTGAGGAGTACGATTATGTACTACAGATTGATTCTCACACAAGATTTGAGCCTAATTGGGATACTTGGTTAACAGAGCAACATAAGAAAATAGATTATCCAAAAGCAATAATTGCTGGTTATCCAAAACCTTGGTGGCCAAAGGGTAGCCCTGAACAATCGTATAACTTAGAGGATGGATCCTACGGAATGAAGGATCACTATAATGATACGCTTTTTGAGCAGACTAGCTTTAATGTATTTGGATCTAGAGGAGAGTTTTTAAACGGATATGAATTAAAGCCGGTACATTACTACGTTAAAAAACAAGTAAAAGAAGGTCTGGATAGGGGCTGGTACACGTCTGGTTGCTTCTTTTTTGCTCCAGCAAAATATGCTATAGACCTTCCACAGCCCGAATGGATTGTTTTTTGGGGTGAAGAAGTCTATAACAGTATGCGTGCATTCACTCATGGGTGGAACGTATACATACCTATAAAAGTACCCATACATCATTTATTTCCAGGATACGAAGTTATTCAAAAATCTAATGTTCCTAAATTAGCTATGAATAAGCCAAGTCAAGATTTTCCAGAAGAATGGAAAAAAGAAAAAATGGCTGGAACAGATCGATGTATAGACGCCATTGCTGCTGGAACTATTGGGCCTGAGCATTTTGGTACTGAACGGCCTATTTCTGAGCTCTATGAATACCTAGGATATGACCTATCTGAGATGTTTCCTAAGTGGCGAGAAGAATATTGGCAAAGACACGGTAAATAAAGCGCCTTATACTGTCATACTATGCCTATAGATTTTCCAGATACCCCCACGCTCAATCAACAGTTCACTGTTGGTGAGACTACTTGGTATTGGAATGGATCAGTTTGGCGCCTTTTAGTATCTGAAGGTGTGCAAGGAGATTTAGGACCTACAGGACCTATTGGACCAACAGGTCCTACCGGTCCCGGCATAACCGGTCCTACGGGCCCTACAGGGCCTGGAATAACCGGCCCAACAGGACCTACTGGACCAGTGTCTACAACTCCTGGACCTCTAGGGCCTACTGGACCTACTGGACCAGAAAACGACAACGTAGATGGTGGCGTTCCAAACTCGGTATACGGCGGCGGCATTACTCTCAACGGCGGAAATGTGCAAGGAGTTTAAATGGCAGTAAAGATTCAGTTTAGACGAGGCACTGCTTCTGAATGGAACTTGGCAAACCCAATTCTTTCTCAAGGTGAAGCAGGATTTGAAACAGACACTGGACGTTTCAAAGTAGGTAACGGTTTAACTCCTTGGAACTCATTAGTTTATTCCTCAGGTGTTACTGGACCAACAGGACCTACACCTACAGTTACAGTTGGTACAACTACAACTTTAAATCCTGGAGTAAACGCCTCGGTTGCAAATAGCGGAACAGCAACTGCCGCAGTTTTAAATTTTGGTATTCCTCAGGGAGCTACAGGCCCACAAGGAATACAAGGACCCACTGGTCCTACAGGTCCAACTGGAGCTCAAGGCATTACTGGTCCAACCGGTGCTGCATCACAAGTTACTGGACCAACAGGACCAACGGGCCCAACGGGTGCACAAGGAGTTACGGGCCCTACAGGCGCAGCTTCTCAAGTAACCGGACCTACAGGCCCAACCGGTGCCACAGGACCTCAAGGCGTCCCAATTACTCTTAAAGGATCTAAAGCAACTGTTGGTGATTTGCCGTCAACAGGTAACGCTTTAAATGACGCTTGGATCGTGGATGCTGACGGAGATGTCTACGTTTGGGATGGAACACAGTGGTATAGCGCAGGACAGATTGTTGGCGCAACCGGCCCAACTGGACCAGATGGCGCAGATGGCGCAGATGGCGCAGACGGTGCTCAAGGTCCTACCGGTCCACAGGGAGATTTAGGCCCTACCGGTCCATCTGGAGTTATTTCAGTAACTGGTCCAGTAACAAATACTGGAACCCCTACAGCTGCAGTACTCGGTCTAGATCAATCGCTACTATCTATATCTAACACACAAGTAACTGGTCTTGGAACCGCTTCCACAAAAAACATACCTGTTACAGGAAATGCTTCAAATACTGAGGTTGTATACGGAACCGATACTCGCCTATCAGACACCCGCACCCCTACTGACGGCACCGTAACAACAGCAAAGATTGTTGATTCTAATGTTACTGAGGACAAATTAGCAACAAATTCAGTTACTACTAGTAAGATTGTAGATCTAAACGTAACAACTGCCAAGTTAGCTGATCTTAATGTCACTACTGGTAAGATTGCTGATCTAAATGTCACCACTGCAAAGCTTGCAGATGCAAGCGTTACTTTGGCAAAGCTTAACTCAAATGCCTTTACAAATCTTGCAGGAAACCTAAATCAAAGCCTATCTATAGTAGATGTTGCCCCAAGATACGGAAACACTACGGGAACAATGTCTAGCGGAACTGTTTACTTCTCAATGTTTACCCCAATGTGGACAGCCACTATAAGCTCAATAAGTGTGGTTTCCGGAACAACTCAGGCAACTGGAGCAACGCTAGTACGTTTTGGTTTATATACGGTTGTAAATGACACAGCAACACTTGTAGCCCAAACAGCTTCAGATACAACAATCTTTAGTTCAACTAACACGCTGTATAACAGGGTGTTTAGTACAGTTGGCGGTCTTCCAGCAACCTATACGCTTCAAGCAGGAACTCGATACGCTATTGGAATCATTATAGTAGCAACTACGCCTGGAAACGTGTACACAGCTTTTGGTCCAAACCCATCTGCAATCAGTACACTATCACCAAGAATTACTGGAGCAGTGGCTCTGCAGTCAGACCTACCGGCATCAGTAGCATCGTTTGCATCAACTACCGTTGGACCTTGGGGAAGACTATTATGACAACTAAAGTAAGCTTAGGAATAGACCCTGCCACAGGCGCAGAAAAAATCGAGGTACGAGACGACGAGGGAACAGTAATAGGTTACGACCTAGTATTCCCTGAAGAATAACGGCCATCGGAGGGCCAATGAAAATAGCTGTATACACGATTGCATTAAACGAAGAGCAGTTTGTAGAAAAATGGTATCAGTCAGCAAAAGAAGCTGACTATCTACTAATTGCAGATACTGGTTCTACTGACCTAACTAAAAAATATGCCAGGAACTACGGCATAAATGTCATTGACATCTCTGTAAAACCTTGGCGTTTTGATGATGCTCGTAACGCTGCCCTTGCAGCTTTACCCAACGACATTGATATATGTATAGCCTTGGATATGGACGAAGTTCTAGTGCCTGGATGGCGTTGGCACCTAGACCGAATGTCAAAAGATACTACCCGTCCAAGATACAAGTACACGTGGAATTGGAATGAAGACGGAACTCCAGGCCTTCAGTACGGTGGAGATAAGATACATGCTCGTCACGGCTATCGGTGGAAACACCCAGTTCATGAAGTATTAACTACCGACCGTATAGATGAGATTCAAACCTGGATAGGTTTAGAGATTCACCACCATGCAGACAACTCAAAGCCTAGATCTCAATATATGCCCCTTCTTGCACAGTCTGTAAAAGAAGACCCATATGACGATAGAAATGCCTTTTACTACGCTAGAGAATTATTCTTCTATGGACAATTTGATGCGGCCATTGAAGAATTTAAACGTCACCTATCTTTACCAAAAGCGGTATGGAGACCAGAACGAGCAGCATCTATGAGGTATATATCTAAACTTATGAAAGAATTTACAGAAAAAGAAGCTTGGCTTAAGAAGGCAGTTAATGAGGCTCCCGATAGAAGAGAGCCCTATGTAGAACTAGCAAAGCTGTACTATGAAAATAACCGTTGGTTTGACTGTCTAGATGCCGCAGAAAACGCACTTGAAATTACTGAAAAGCCCCTAGAGTATTTATGTGAGGAGTTTGCCTGGGGTTCTGCGCCCTGGGACTATGCGGCTATAGCGGCCCATAACCTAGGTTTATCGGATAAAGCCATTCAATACGGCACTAAGGCCGTAGAATTAAACCCGAATGATCAACGCCTAATAACAAACTTGGCTTTCTACACTAAGGAGCACCCTCTTGGCGACAATATATAAAGTCCTGGGTCAGCTGGCTGCAGCTGCATCTAATGCTGGAGAAACCCTATATGCAGTTCCTTCTGGATCCTCAGCCGTAGTATCTAGCATCACAGTCTGTAATCGCGGCACAGCCGCAGCAACCTATAGAATTGCTATACGAAAAGCTGCTGCCCCATTAGCTAATAACCAGTATCTTGTTTACGACACAAACATTCCTGGTAATACTACGACTAGCTACACCCTTGGAGTTACTCTTGCCAGCACAGATGTAATAACAGTTGCTAGCGCATCTACAGCTAACCTAACCTTTCAAGCTTTCGGCTCTGAGATTTAGGGGCTACTGTGGCTATAACTAATAATGGCCAGCCTCAAGGCCCAATACAATTTACAGACGCTGCCTCCGGAGCACGAGTATTTATTGGAGGCACAACTCCAACAACTCCTGCCCCAGGAGATATCTGGATAGATTCTGATGTACAGAATAATGCTGGAAAAAACACTATATCTGAAACCACATTATCAACAGCCCCTGTGTCTCTTACAGTCCCAAACTCTTATAAAGACGTATGCCTAGTACTAAAAAACGTACAGCTATCTACAAACG